TGGGTTAAAAACTTTGTTACCTGTTTCGTATTTAGTATTGCATATAAGTCCATTTTTAATGGTTTCTACTGCATTGTATGATATGTTCCCTCCTGTGCTTCTTGGTAAATCCCAGATGATACATTTGGTGTTGTCCATATCTGCGTTAAAGCACAGATTTATGAGGTCACTTGATTTACCTCCATTACAGAAAAGTATTTGATGTTGTATGAACATATATTTACAGAATGCAGATTTTCCTGTGTTGCCTATGCTCTCCCAATACCAGTATACCTTACGATCATCAGGTTCAGTGTGATAAATGTCTAGTATTTCTTGTTGCCAAGGATATAGATTTTCTATTGTTTTGATTGGTTTTGGAAATCCCCAGACGTGTGGTTTGCTGTCTGGCTTTGATGTTGCTACTTTTTGACAATATCTTACACATGCTGGTTCATTGCGCATTTTAGTCCAATGCATTCTATTTGCAAAATCAAGTTTTAATTCTTCCCATCTTGTCTTTTTTTTGAACCATATTGACCCCTGTAGATGTGGTGTCCCAGTTTTTGGGCATATTTCTTCTTGAAAGACGTATTTTTCTATTTTAGCAAAATGCTTTAAAGTGGTCTCTAAAATCTCTATGTCTTCTTCTTTATAATTGTTATAAGTAAAGCAGTGCATTTTGAGTTGAATTGATTGTTTAGGGGATGAGTTACTATTACCATCCCCTACAATCTCTAAAGTCTCTAAAGACTCTCTATTTTCTTCGTAGTTTTCAATTGAGTCCATTCTATAAATTAGTGCAATATTTTATTTTTTTAGAAATTGTTTAATTCGTTTATTTGTAAAATTTATTTTCTTTAGGGATATTATAATATGGTATTTAGACCTGGTTATAAAAAAAGGGCCCCCATGCGCCGTCGCGGTTACAAGAAACGTGCTCCTCCTGCAAAAAAGTCTTTAGTCAAGTTGATTAAAAAGACTATTTTGAAGACTGCTGAGACAAAATTATGTTCTCAAGAGATGGTTATTCCTTTCGGAAACATTCAGCAAAGTGCTGTTATGAATGTACGAACACTATCTCCTTCCTCAGCATTTATGCCAATTGTACAAGGTACAACTCAAGATGAGCGTGTTGGCAATAGAATCCAAACTAAAAAGGTAACTTTGCGATATATATTGCATCCTACTGGTTATAATCCAACGACTAATATAACTCCTTGTCCTCAAAATGTTATTATGTGGGTAGGTAGACTTAAACGAAGTATTGATAGCCCAACTGGTGCAAATTTTTCAAATTTTTTACAATTTGGTAGTGACTCTGTTGCTCCTATAGGTGATTTAAGTGATGTTAATGGTGTCATTAATACTGATTATTTTACTGTCACTAAAAAGATAGTCCATAAGATTGGTTTTTCCAATAATGATGGTGCAAATGGTAATGCTAATAATCAATACTTTTCTAATAATGATTACAGTTTAAATGTAATCAGAACTTTAGACTTAACAAAACATTTTGCTAAAAATTATGTTTTTAATGATGATGATAATGATCCTCAGAATTCTAGAACTTATATCTGGTTTGAGGCTGTGCGCGCTGATGGCCAAACCTCAACTTCTACTCAAATTCCAATTGTATTTAGAGGAACTCTTGATTATACTTATACAGATATTTAATCAAAAATCGTGATATACCCCCTATGAAATATTAACAAATTTGCATTTTTTAATATTGTGACTGAATATGCTCACGAATTAGCCTAACGGCAGCGAGCGGATGCGAGACTGACGATAATGGGCGCGACGCCCCTCGGCGGTAGAGAGGCTCCTCCCCATAGGGGAGGCGGGGGAGGGGTCTGTTTACAATTCTTTAATAACCCATCTGTCGTCGGATAAATGTTCTGGGTTACATGGTGGCGCATTAGCGAAGATGAAAATGTGTGGTGGGTTAAAAACTTTGTTACCTGTTTCGTATTTAGTATTGCATATAAGTCCATTTTTAATGGTTTCTACTGCATTGTATGATATGTTCCCTCCTGTGCTTCTTGGTAAATCCCAGATGATA